TCAATTCATTGTCAAGTATGGTTCAGCAATCACCATCGAAGCACTCAATATTGAGGTAGAAAATCGCACAGACTTAACTGAAGAGCAAGTAAAAGAAGTCAGAGAAATTAATAAATCTCTGAATGATTCGCCTGTAGAAAAGCAATGGTTACTTGATACTACTGAAAAGTGGTGTCGTGACCGTGCTATCTACTTGGCACTTATGGAATCGATTCATATTGCTGATGGTAATAATGAAAAGAAGAATCGTGATGCGATTCCAAGTATTCTATCCGATGCTCTTGCTGTAAGTTTTGACAATAATATCGGTCACGATTACTTACAAAATTATGAAGAGCGTTATGAGTTTTATCACAGAAAAGAAGACAAGATTGAATTTGATCTTGATTATTTTAACAAAATTACAAAAGGTGGTCTACCTAATAAGACTCTCAATATCGCTCTTGCTGGTACAGGTGTCGGAAAAAGTCTCTTTATGTGCCATGTTGCTTCTTCCGTCCTACTGCAAGGCAGGAACGTTCTCTACATCACTCTTGAGATGGCGGAGGAGAGAATTGCTGAAAGAATTGACGCAAACCTATTGAATGTGCCAATTCAGCAACTGACAGATTTGCCTCGTCAAATGTTTGAGAATAAGGTCACAAGTCTTGCCAAGAAAACACAAGGCACTCTAATTATTAAAGAGTATCCAACTGCTTCGGCACACTGTGGTCACTTCAAGGCACTTCTGAATGAATTGTCTTTGAAGAAGTCATTTAAACCAGATATTATCTTTGTTGATTATTTGAATATCTGTGCTTCTTCCAGGCACAAAGCAAATAGTTCTATCAATTCTTATTCTTATATCAAATCAATTGCAGAAGAACTTCGTGGTTTGGCAGTAGAATTCAATGTGCCGATTGTCAGTGCGACACAAACTACAAGAAGTGGTTTTGGATCTTCTGATGTGGAATTGACCGATACTTCCGAATCATTTGGTCTCCCTGCTACTGCTGACCTTATGTTTGCCCTTATTAGCACGGAAGAGTTGGAGCAACTCGGTCAAATTATGGTGAAGCAATTGAAAAATCGTTATAATGACCCGACAATTTACAAGAGATTTATTGTTGGGATTGACCGTGCTAAAATGCGTCTTTATGATTGTGAGCAGACTGCCCAGAATGACATACTTGACAGTGGGCAGGATGATGAGTATAATGATTACGAAGACAAAAAACCTAAAAAATCGTTTGAAGGATTTAAATTTTAATGGAAACTGCGAAACACGTTAATTTTGATAAGTATGCAGAGTTTGTAGATGCTGTAACTTCTGATGCATCTAAAGACTTTCTTTCTCTTTCTGACCGCCTAGTTGCTCTTGATGAGAAAGGTGCGAATATTGAGCGTCTTCTTACTGCCTCTGTTGGTATCAATGCTGAAGGTGGTGAGTTTATGGAAATCGTTAAGAAGATGATTTTTCAGGGCAAACCTTATAATGAGGACAATCGTGAGCACCTGATTATTGAACTTGGTGATATTATGTGGTATGTTGCTCAAGCATGTATGGCACTTGATGTAACTCTGGATGATGTTGTTGCTCGTAATGTTCAAAAACTTCTGAAGCGTTACCCCGAAGGTGCTTTTGATGTTTACTTTTCCGAAAACCGTGCTGCTGACGACCGATGACTAAAGAAAAACAAGTAACTCTGAAAATGGATACTCGGTGCGCTGCAGCAGTGCGCCAAATTCTTTTCGAAGCACAAAAAGGATACACTTATGATGAATTGAGTGTGCCTCCTCGTATTACTGATATTCGAAATGTAATTCGTGATATTGATGATAACATTGGCGCAGTCCTAAACGCAAACTAAATATTTTAAAAAAATGTCTTTGATTGGCAAAAGAAAAGGAAGACCTACTACAAGAATACAGTTTGATGCTCTTCTTAAAAGATTTTTAGTCTTTCTTAAAAGAGAACTTCGTTTGACATATGATATTCCATATGTCTTAATAGAGGACTCTGATTTTGCAAAGAATAATAAGACTTTTGGGATGATGAGTGGAAATACACTTTATATTAGTATAATAAATCGTCATCCTATAGACATTTTAAGAACAGTCTCTCACGAATTCATCCATTATAAGCAAGTAATGGATGGTAAAAAAATCAGTTCTCATCCTGGAAGTCCTGCTGAAAATGAAGCAAATGCTAAGGCAGGTGAGATTATGAGAAAGTATGGGAGACTTCATCCAGAACTATTTGACCTGATGCCTATCAGATGATATAATAGTTTTATTGGGGAATTAGCTTAGTTGGTAGAGCGCGGTCTTTGCAAGGCTGATGTCAGGAGTTCGAGTCTCCTTATCTCCATTTATGCCCGTGTACTCCAACGGTAGAGAGGGTGGACTTAGAATCCATATAGTGGAAGTTCGAATCTTCTCACGGGCATTGAAATGAATAAATAATTATAACAATAGTTGCTGTATATACTTTTTTAAAAAGTAATAAGTAAATAATGAAGAAATTTAATCAGTTTATAACAGAAGCAACCTCTGCATCAGTTCAAGCAAAACGTCTTGGTCTTGTTGGCGATGGCCATGGGGGATGGTATAATAGGGCCACTGGTGAATTTGAGGCAAAGACCGTGGGTGGTCAACTAAAGTATTACAACAAACGTCAAGTTATTGGTGCAAAAGACCCAAAACAAAGCGAATTTGAAAAAAATATTCCTCTTGGGTCTTCCTCTCCACAACAATCTGAACCTCAGCAGGAAGTTCCTGTAGAACAATTACCACAAGAACAATTACCACAAGAACAATTACCACAAGAAGCACCTTTAGTAACTCCACCACCTGTTCCCAAAACAAAGGGAACCCTTACAATTGCTTTTGGGCGTTTTAATCCTCCTACGGTTGGGCATCAGCAATTGATGGATATTGCTTCAATGGAAGCAATGGAAGATGGTGGTGATTATATTATTGTTCCATCCCGTACTCAAGATAAAAAGAAAAATCCATTAGATCCTGATACAAAAATATCATTCATGAGAATGATGTTTCCTGATCATAGTGAAAGAATTGTAAATGATCCTAATTTTGCAACTATTTTTGATGTCCTTAAAAAGGCACATAATGATGGATATTCTAATATAAGAATTGTTGCTGGTTCTGATAGAGTTAAGGAATTTGAAAGATTATCAAATGATTACAATGGACAACTTTATCAATTTGATATTATTGATGTAGTGTCTTCTGGAGATCGAGATCCGGACAGTAATAAAGGTGTTGAAGGAGTTTCTGCCTCAAGACTTAGACTTGCTGCTGCAGAAGGTGATTTTATGACCTTTAGATCTGGTCTTCCTTCAGAAATTAAAAATAAAGATGCGATTAAACTTTTTGATTTTGTTCGGGAGGGTATGGGTATACAGGAAATTTGGCAAGAGGGGTATAATACTTGGGAAATTGCACCAAAATATGATCTACAATCTCTTAGAGAAAATTATATTGATGAAACTATTTTTAAAGTTGGAACTTTCGTTGAAAATTTAAATACTGGAATAAACGGTAAAATCATTCGTAGAGGTACAAATTATTTGATTTGTGTAACTGAAAATGGTATGATGTTTAAATCTTGGATTAAAGATGTTAAGGAATCTTATTCCGAAAAATCAATGTCAAGAATGATGAGATTGCCTGGAAAACCAAATACCTTAGTTGGAACTACTGGTTTTTTTAAGTATGCTGCGATGATGACTCCTGGGGCAATAGGTACTGGAAAGGAAAATCTTCAAGTTGGTGGGAAACCTTATGGAACAAAAAATCCTAAATAAGAATAGGAAAAAGTAAAACGTTAAATTGTTCTCATGAAAAAGCATATTGCTGAAGATCTTCCTGCAAGAAAGCATCCACAAGCACAATTGTCAGCACAATCACAAAAATCAGATAAACCTGAAAGAAATCAAGATAGTGGGGGTGGTGAAAAAACACCAGAAGAAAGAATAAGTCAAGCTGCTTCTGATATTCGTTATCGTGCAAGAAGAGAAAATATTCCTCTCCGTACTGCATATTCCCAATACATGCAGAATAGTTCAATGAGTGAGCAAGAAAAGCAAGAAGTAAAAAGAAAACTTTTTGGTAAAGAAGGTGGAGCAATGCAGGCAGAAAATTTCACTTCTTATATGAAAGATTCTGCTTCGACTGCAGTTTCTAATGCTCTTTATAAAGTTT